ATGCGGGTTCAGCATACAGTCAACACTGAAGAAAGCCACATCGTTGGTCAGTGGACTGTGCGAGACGGTCATACCGTGTTCGAACTCGGCCCATTGCCCGTTGCGATGATTAACGGTTGGATGTACTGCGCCGACGAATATGACTTCTCGCTGCCGTCTGTTCTTTCAGTCTATCAAGCGGTGTTGGAGGGTAAGTCACTGGTGATTAAAGAGGCGGATGCCGCGAATCGAGTCATCAAACCGCATCCGAACTTTCGCTTCGCCGCTACCGGTAACACGAATGGCAGTGGTGACGATACGGGTCTGTATCAGGGAACTTCAATTCAGAACGCCGCAAACTTCGACCGCTTTGGCGTCGTGATTCATAAGCAGTACATGAAGAAGTTGGCGGAATCTCAGATCCTTGTAAATCGCGTCGGTCTGGTCAAAGAAGACGCCGACAAGATGGTTGATTTCGCCGCGCTGGTTCGCGAGGCGTATGACGGTGCAAAGATCAGCGACGTGATTTCGCCGCGAACGCTCATCTTCGCAGCAAAGATTGGCGTCAAGCGGGGAAGTTTTCGTCAAGGCATTGTGTTGTCATTCATCAACAAGCTTTCGAAAGTGGACCGCGAAATTGTCGACGGCTTGGCCCAAAGAATCTTTGGTTGATCGTCATGGAGCGACAGGGCTTGGACCGCTATTACGCGGATAACGTAGGTCTGATTCACTCGGTTGCCCGAAAGGGCTTCCGAAGGCTTCAAGCAATTGGCGCAATAACGGATTACGACGATCTGGTTCAGGAGCTATCCATTACATTCATCAGGTCTTACGACCTTTTCGATGACAGCAAGGGCGCCTTCTCGACCTATTTCGTTCGCTCCGCCTTCAACAAGGTGAACCGTATTGCCGAAGCGCATGAGATTGAACGCTTGGAGTTGCGCATTCGCTCAGTAGAAGAAATGTCCTCCTGGCAAAAAGATGGCGAGATGTCTATCGAAGAAACCATCGCCGGAAACGAGCCGACGCCGGCGCAGCACTATGAAGCGAAAAATGTTCGCTTGGAAATTCTAGATGCCTTGTCTCCGGTCGCTGAAATGATCGTTGAGATGGCAATCGATCCGCCTGACTTTATCGAGCGTGAGTTTGCCGCACAGGCCGCTCACGCCGAGTTCGCAAGAAGCAATGGCGTTGAAAAACGTTCGCGTGGTTCTCTCAATGTCTCGTTCGTCTGTTCCGTTTTGGAGCGTACCACCGAACTATCGCCTTCAATTTTAAGGGCGGCAAAGTTGGAAGTTCTTTCTGCTGTCGAGAGGTTGAAAAATGATTGATGCTCCGTTTGATGCGCCGGCGTGTTTCGCTTCGGCCAGCGTATTTAGCCACGACTCTGATATTTGCAAGATGTGTTCGGCGTTTGAAGATTGTGCGGCGGCTTCCGTCATCACGCTTGAGACAATCAAGGGAATCGTGAACGTGGAGGATCTTCTGAAAAGACACATCAAGGCGAAGAAGGTCGCTCGGGTGACAATCGCGGCAAAAGACAAGCTTGAAGCTGAAAAGCGGCCACCTGGCGCAAACCTAAGACCTTTGATGCTACCGGTTGAGCGCCAAACGAAAGTGATTCAAGTGAAATTCGAATTGACGGAAGAAGAGCGATTGATTGTTGAGAAGCTGCCAGTCAAGTTAGTCAAGTTGGCGCCGAGTCTGATTGAGCATGGTCTGATTGACCGCATGAAGAAAGACATACCCGAAGGGCGCAACACGTTCGCTACGCGAGGTCCGCAATGGTTGCGGGTAGCACTGACAGCACTACTCGCTGGAGGCTTCACTAAACCGTCTCTGCGCGAGTCCATGATGTCTGAATTTGCTTGGACGAGCGGAACAGCGGCGTCACACGTCAGCATGGTTTGTTCTATCTTCATGGCGTTTGGAATTACAAAGATTGTTGATGGGAAGATGGTTCCTGTGAATGCTTGATACAATATAAGTAAGTCATTAGTGAAGGAAGAAAATGAGTTTAAGACACGCGCATATCAGAAGTGATTTTTCGATTGGAAAGTCGCTTCTTCAGATTGACCACGCCATTGAAAGGGCGAAGGAACTCGGTTACGAGTCCGTAACCCTATGTGATGAAATGAGTTTGCACGGCATGGTCGATTTCTCCAACAAGGCCAAGAAGGCTGGAATCAAGCCGATCATTGGCTGCAATTTGCGCGTTTACGATGATCCGACCTACCGCAAACCGCCAAAGAGTTCGGGCGAAAAAGAAAAGCCGAATCTTTCCTACCAGATCAAGGTGTACGCGATGGATGAGCGCGGCATCAAGTCGCTGCTGAAGCTGTTGTCAAAGGCATATTCGGCTGAACATTTCTACTATCACGCCAGATGTGGGCTTGACGACGTAATGGCGTTGGAGGGCATCGCGGTATCCACCGGCGACTTCTACAACGTATTCATTCATCCGAATCACGACGAAATCGTTGCAACGCTTGCGGCCAAGTTCCCTACATTCGTTGAGCTTGTGCCTATCGATACGCCGCTATTCGACACGCTGAACGGCAAGGCAATGGAGACTGTCGCTAAGAGCGGCTATCAAGCGCTGGTCACTTATCCGACGCTCTATAAAGACATCGGCGATGGCCCAACGCTGGACGTTCTCGGGTGCATCACGACGAACACTCAGATGGACGTGTCGTATCGGCCCAAGCAATTCGTGCAGGACTTTGCGTTCTTGGAGCCAAATGCTCTTCTTGATCGCGTCAAGAAAGCGGCATTGCGGGTTCATCAGTGGGGTTGCTTGCCGGTCGCATCGACCAGACCGGCGGTATGGGCCAACGGTCTCAAGAATATCGAGACGCTTGCGGGTCTTTGTACCTACGAATTCAAGAAGCAGGGCGTTTGTTTGCCGAAGATGGCGGACAACGAGTTTGTGACGCTCGGCAGAAAGTGTATTGAGGGCTGGCGCCAGCGGTTCTCGTCGTCTGTGCTGGGTCATCAACCGTCCGACTCTGAATTGCAACGAGACTACGGGCCGCGTCTCAAGTTTGAGCTTGGCGTTCTGAAGAAGATGGGATTCTCTGGCTACTTTTTGCTGGTCGAGGATCTGGTTATGTGGTCGAAGCGAAATGAAATCATCGTCGGCCCCGGTCGCGGTTCCGTCGGCGGTAGTCTAGTTGCTTATTTATTAGGCATAACTGACGTTGATCCGATCCGCTTCAAGTTGCTGTTTGAGCGCTTCATCAATCCAGATCGACTTGACTTGCCCGACGCCGACTTAGACTTCATGTCTTCGAAGCGGCATCTAGTCATCGAATACCTGACCAACAAATACGGCAGAGAGTACGTCGCGGGTATTTCAAACTACTCCACGATGGCGTCGGCTTCTGCCCTGCGTGATGCGGGCCGAATGTACGGACTGAGCGGTCTGGACTTGATGGCAACGAAGCTAGTGCCAAAAGAACACGGTCAATCATTCACGCTGACCGAGTCGGCAAAAGCGGTATCTGAAATCGAGCAGTTCAAAAACGATCACCCTGAAGTTTGGATGCACGCGCTAAAGCTGGAAGGGGCCATGCGCTCTTTCGGTCAACACGCTGCCGGCTTGATTGTTGCGGGTGAGCCGCTAGTGGAGCGTGCGGTGGTTGAGACGCGCGGCGAATCGCCGGTTGTAAATTGGGACAAGCGCGTCGTGGAAGATTGGGGTCTGATCAAGATGGACTTGCTGGGTCTGTCAACGCTGGACGTTCTAGAAATCGCCAAGCGATACATCAAAGAGCGGCATGGCGTGACGGTCGATTATCTGAAGTTGCCCATTGAAGAGGCTGATGTGATGGCCGCTTTTGGTAGAGGCGACACAACGGGCGTTTTTCAGTTCGAATCGGGCGGCATGAAGGGTTTGCTGCGCAACCTGGCGAAAGAATCGCCGTTGACGTTCGAAGACATTACCGCCGCGACCGCACTGTATCGTCCTGGTCCGATGGACTCGGGCCTGATGACTGACTTTATCGCGATCAAGCAAGGGCTGAAGTCCGTCTATTACGACCATCCCAACATGGAGAACGCGCTGAAGGATACCTACGGCGTCATCGTCTATCAGGAACAGGTCATGCAAGTTGCCGTCGATCTGGCGGGCTTCACGCGGGCTGAAGCTGACCATCTTCGGAAGGCGATGGGCAAGAAAGATAAAGACAAGATGGCTGAAATGCGTCAGAAGTGGGTTGACGGATGTGGTTCGAAGTCGAGCCTGAGTGAAGAAAGGGCTGGATTGCTGTTCGACAAGATTGAAGCGTTCGCTGGGTACGGTTTCAACCGCAGCCACGCCGTTGAGTACAGCGTTATCTCAATTTGGACAATGTGGGTCAGATGTCGTTATCCCGCCGAATATTTCGCGGCGTGCATGAGTGTCGTCAAAGAAGACAAGCTGCCGGGTCTGGTAATGGATGCTCGCGAGTACGGTATCGAGGTCATGCCGCCCGACATCAACGTGTCCTGCGATCGATTCACGATTCCAGACGACAAGCACATTCTGGCGCCATTCTCTTCAGTGATGGGAATCTCAGAAACGACGGCAAGGCGCATTGTCGAGCTTCGCGAGAAGAACCGTAACTGGAAGGTCGTCAAGACCAAGAACAAGCGGGACGGCACCACAGAAGAAATTTGGGGGCTAGACGAAGAAACGCCAGTCAAGGGTCGCTTCGATTCGTTCGATGAGTTCACGCGGGTCGCCGCAGAGCCAAAGTCCAAGGTCAATTCGCGAGTGGTGGACAACCTGAATTTGGTGGGCGCCTTTGCGAACATCGAACCTGGCTCCAAACCGGCGCGTCACCTTGATCGTCGTAAAGTCCAGACTCAACTGATGCCGGGGCTGATCATCGATTCGGTGAAGGCGGATAGAACGACGGACGTAGCGGACAAGTTTCTTCGAACCAAGATCATCGCTTTGGCGCAAGAGTACAAGAAGTGTGATGGCTGCGATTTGAGCGGTCAGCCACACCCAACCATTCGCTGCAAATCGACAGTCAAGTTCATGGTTGTATCGGATTGTCCAAATTGGCAAGAAGAGAAAGCCGACAAGCTGCTTGAGGGTGACTCGGCTGACTACGTGAAGGCGGCAATCAAAGATGCTGGACTCAGCATCTCCGATGGCTACTTCACAACGCTGGTTAAGGCGAAGAAGAGCGACAAGTTCTTGAGCAATGCGCAACTTAATGGTTGCCGACATTTTCTTGAGCGCGAAATCGAACTGATCAAGCCGGCGGTAATCGTCGCGCTTGGGTCTGCCGCGATCAAACACTTCTTGCCTGGCACGAAGGGAAGCACGACGGATTTGGTCGGAAAGGTTGTTTACGATCCGAACCTTGACGCCTCGATTGTCTGCGGCATCAATGCGCAGCAATGCTTTTTCGATCCAAACAAAGCAGACGTTTTAGGCGGCGTGTTTGAAAGGGTAAGTGAAATATTAGCCTGAAGACAATCCAAAGATATAAGTCAATAATGACTATAGTTTCAACGCAGCAAGCATTTATTAACAAGGAGATTCAAATGAGCGATCCAAGTACAACTGATGACGAACTTGAGGCACTGATGGCCGAACTCGAATCGCAAGCCGGAACCCAAGCCGGAACCCAAGCCGGAACCCAAGCCGGAACCCAAGCCGGAACCGGTTGCTGAAGTCAGCGTCGTTTCGCCTGATGCGCCACCGTGGGACTCTGTCGATGCAACAACCAAAGCCGTCGCTTCTCCGCCAGGAAAGACTGCGTCGGCCAAAGCGGTCGAACGTCGCGTCGTCGTGAATGGCGAAGGTGAGGTTGTGCAACCGGCAATCAGTTCTGAAAAGCCGGTGTTCGAAAAGCCTATCGCCGTTCAAACGACAAGCCCCGCCGGATTGAAGCATTACGTGGATGTCGATGAATTCCGCAAAGACACTCGCGTCAGTGAAACAAATCTGGACTCCTGCATGATGGAGCAGAACGGTCTGCGGGCTTACTACGGTACGCAAGCGGCTCAAGCTGAAGCACAGGCAGCTCGCGTCAAGGCCAAGTTCGATGTGGTCGAGGCAACGATGTACGACGAAGTTCGCAAGGGCTTTGCCGGCGAGAAGACGACCGAGAAGATGATCGAAAACGCCGTCAAGATTGATCCGCGCTGGCTGAAGGCGAAAAACATGGTCATCGAGTCCGAGTCTATCGCTGCCATCAACAAGGCGCTGGTTCAGTCGTTATCCGACCGTCGTGACATGATCATTCAGCTTGGCGCTGATCGTCGGGATGAATACAAGGGGGCCGCTCGCGTCTTGGCTGAACGTCAAGACCGTGAGGATTTGAATAATCGCGCAAAAGCTTCCACAGCACGCATTGCCGCATAAATATCTTCATAAGTGCTAAAAATAAGTCACTTGTGAGGTATAATGTAAGGGCTGAAACGAGACGGTTAATCGATTAGTTCGAAGCCGCCGTCTCTAAAAGGCACTACTTAACTTTGAAAAGGAAAACACAAATGGATGCAACTAAACTGATGGCAATGATGAAGGCCAAGAAGGCTTCTCTGAAACAAAAAGCAAAAACGATCAAGCCGATTCCAGGCGAAAGTCGCTATGTTCTGTTGCCGGGCTGGCGTAAGAACGACGAAGAGACTTACTGGCACGAATTCGGTCAGCACTATGTCAAAAACGCCGCCGGCGAAATTCAAGCCGTCTACCCTTGCCTCGACAAGACCTACGGCAATCCCTGCCCGATCTGCGAAGGTCTCAGCGCTGCGATTCGCTCCACTACCGACGACGCCACGGTGGAACTGCTGAAGGAAGCCGCTTCCGGCCAGTCGTACCTGCTGAACGTCCTGGTTTTGGGCACGCCCGACGAAGTGACGCCGCAAATTCTCGAAGTTCGCAAGACGGTTTTTAGCCAGATTGTTGACATCATCGACGAATGGGGCATGGCGATTTTCGACCCCGAAGCGCCGCAAGTCATCGTCATCAATCGTGCCGGTAAGAGCTTGAGCACCAAGTACACGGTGCAGATTTCGCCCAAGAAGCACGCTCTGCCGAAGGATGTGCTGTCGAAGCTGAACGATCTGGACGACTACGTTCGTCAAGAAAGTGAAGAGCAACAGCGCCGCGCCCTCAACGCCATCAACAACGTTGCTGGTCTGCTGTCGAGTCGTGACACTCCCGCAACTTCTGCCAAGCCCACGTACACGGCGGAAGAAATTGCTGAAGATGCCGGCATGGGTCTTGGCGCTGGCACTGTCAGCGCAAGCAAGGGTCGCCCTGACATTGCGTTGGGTGACGAGCTGGACGATCTGCTCGACGAAATGGCCGCGTAAGCGTTAGCTAGGTCTGAAACCTAATAAGGGCCAACGTAAAAGTTGGCCCTTTGTTTGAGGGGAAGA